AGTTAGCAGGAGTCGTATCCGATGGAATCGTGGCAGGTGATGTCGATGGTTACATTGATACTGGTTCTTATATTTTAAATGCACTAGTGAGTGGTGATATCTATCGTGGTATCCCATCTAATAAGATAACTGCATTGGCAGGTGAAAGTGCAACAGGTAAAACATTCTTTGCATTAGGAATGGTGCAAAAGTTTTTGGATGACAACCCAGAGGGTAATGTTGTTTATTTTGAATCTGAATCTGCATTAACTCAAGAAATGTTAGAAGATAGAGGAATCGATACAAGTCGTATTCTTTTAGTCCCAGTAACCACTATTGAAGAGTTTAGAACACAAGCAGTTAATATCATAGATGGATTTGATAAACAAAAGAAAGGTGATGAAAAACTTTTCTTTGTTTTAGATTCACTAGGTATGTTATCTACAATCAAAGAAACAGAAGATATTGGTTCTGGTAAAAATGTCAGAGACATGACCAAAGCACAAGTTATCAAAGGTACATTCAGAGTGTTAACTTTGAAACTTGGTAAGGTAGGAATTCCGATGATAGTAACGAACCATACATATGATGTAATTGGTTCTATGTTCCCACAAAAAGAAATGGGTGGTGGAAGTGGTTTGAAATATGCAGCCTCTTCAATTATCTATCTTTCAAAGAAGAAAGAAAAAGATGGAACAGAAGTCATTGGTAATATTATCCATTGTAAGAATCAAAAATCAAGACTTACAGTAGAAAACAAAATGGTTGATGTTCGTCTAACCTATGATAAAGGATTAGACAAACATTATGGTTTGTTAGACCTTGCACTTAAGTATGGTATCTTTAAACAAACTTCAACAAGAATAGAACTTCCAAATGGAACTACTCAGTTCGGTAAAACTATCAACAACAATCCAGAGAAATACTTTACAGAAGATATCTTAGAACAACTCAATGAGTGTGCAAAGAAAGAATTCAAGTATGGTAAAGAAGAAGTTGTTGACACAGAGACAGGTGAAGTAATTGCAGAATAGAATAGAAGAATCAATATTAAAAAATCTTTTCACATCTGATAATTTTACAAGAAAAGTTCTTCCTTATCTAGAGGATGAATACTTTACAGATAGGTCAGAAAGATTAGTATATAAACAAATCACTGAATACTTTATGAAGTATAATGAGTGTCCTACTCATGAAGCTTTGAATATTCAACTAAATGATTTGTCTGGTCATAATGATGAAGAGATTAAGAATGCACAAAACATAATCAATGCATGTAAACAAAACACAGAAGAAACACCTCATGAATTTCTTGTAGACGAAACTGAGAAGTGGTGTAAAGATAGAGCAATCTATAATGCAGTTATGGAAAGTATTCAGATTATCGATAAATCATCATCAAGAGAAAAGGGTGAGATTCCAGATATTCTAAAAGATGCATTGTCAGTTTCTTTTGACCAACATATCGGTCATGACTTTATCGAAGATGCAGATGATAGATTTATGTCCTACAATACTGTAGAAGATAAACTACCATTTGACCTTGAGTTAATGAACAAAATTACGAAGGGTGGTTTACCAAATAAAACCTTGAATGTCATTATGGCTGGAACAGGTGTTGGTAAATCACTATTCATGTGTCATTGTGCAGCCAACAATCTTATGATGGGTAAGAATGTTCTTTACATATCTATGGAAATGAGTGAAGAAAAGATTGCAGAAAGAATAGATGCAAATCTTATGAACTTACCTATCCAAGAACTTTCTAATTTACCAAAAGAAATGTATGATAAAAAAGTTAAATCTATTCGTGATAAGACTACAGGTAAGTTGATTGTTAAAGAGTATCCTACTGCATCTGCACATACAGGACACTTTAGACATTTACTACAAGAACTTAATCTTAAAAAAGACTTTATTCCAGATATCATTTATCTTGATTATCTAAACATTTGTGCATCGTCAAGAATGAGGGCAGGTTCAAGTGTAAACTCTTACACAATGGTTAAGAGTATTGCAGAAGAGTTAAGAGGTCTTGCTGTAGAGTTTAAACTACCAATCATGACTGCAACTCAAACTAATAGACAAGGATTCACATCAACAGATGTAGGACTTGAAGATACATCTGAATCCTTCGGACTACCAGCAACTGCTGACTTAATGGTTGCACTAATATCTACAGAAGAACTAGAAGAGTTAGACCAAATCATGGTTAAACAGTTAAAGAATAGATATAATGACCCAACATATTATAGAAGATTTATCATAGGTGTAGATAGAAGTCGTATGAAGTTATATGATACTGAACAATCTGCAACAGAAGAAATACATGATTCTGGGCCTGCATTTGATAAAAGTGAATCTGGTCAGAGAATCTCTGGAGAAAAAACAGATGGATGGGATATCTAAACCATTACCATTTAAATTAAAAACTGGTTATTACGAACTACCAGATATAACTACATTAACAAAAGCATATATTCAATATGCACCACCAGAGATTATGGATATAAATTCATATCTTGTAGATTATATTAAAAAAATGAATGGAAAGGGTGCTGGTGCTGTTGACAGTATAAATGCTGGAGTATCTGAATTTACTGGATGGAAATCTTTTGACAGTGAATATATTCTAAAACTTTGTGATTGGATAGGTAAAGTAATTCAACAAGAGTATTACTATAATCAAGATGGAAGAGGTATACCTTTTATACCAGTATTCAGTCAAGTATGGGGTATGGGATATAAACTAAATGATGTAACCCCAGCTCATTCTCATGAACCAGCACAAATAAGTTGGACTTATTATCCATATATTGAAGACCCAGAAATTGCACAACCACTAGAATTATGTACTGTTCCAAATGATAACAGCCCAGAACTAGATTTATCTAATTGTGCAAAACATGTACAAGATAAAACCAAACAATGGGGAGACCCTATTCTTAGTATTGCACCACATACAGGACAATTAGTAATTTTTCCATCGTATGTTTACCATCAAGTAAAACCAGTCACAGTAGAATCTGAAAGATATTGTATTGCTGGTAATGTCCATCACGACTTTGATAATCAACCACCACACTGGGATTGACACATAGGTACACTTTTTCATATAATAGTAGTATGAAAAATGGTATAAAAATTCAACAAAGGGGTGGTGACTTTCGTGTTATTGAAGTCCCTTTAAATTCGAAAGAAATGCAACTTGCATTAGATAAATCTAATCCAGACGCAAGTTGGTCACTTATGTGTGACTCTATAAATTATCGTATTGGTATCGATATAATTGGTAACTATGACCTAGTTTCCCTTATCCTAAAAGGTGATGAAAGACCTTTACACTAGGGTACATATTTTAGTATAATATATGTATAAATTAAGGAGTAAATATGAAATTAGGTAATGCAGAAATAGTGATATCACGAGAGGGTGATGTTTCAACATCAAAATTGTTCAACTTTTTGAAAGAAAAGGTTGGATTGAATTTAGTTCCAGTTCGTGGTCAATATGATGCATATTGGTTGAGTGGTAAAGATGGTTATGACATGATAGATGGTAACAAATATTACAAGTTAACATTGAGTGGTTATGGTATAGAAATTAATTGTACTGGTGATTACAATGCATTTAGTATGAAAGGTACTTTACTCGATTGGATGAAGGCAGAGTTGCCTACTCCTCTTGTAGATGAGGCTGCATAATGGGATACATTAGTGTAGTAATGTCGATATTTTCATCGATGTATATAATTTTATTATTCAGTTATATGGGGTTAATATGAGTCCAGAGTTAAAAGTTAAAGTAGAAAGATTATGTGAAGTTCTAACAAATGCAACACATAAACAATGGAAACATACAAGAGGTAAAACCTCTCATACTTATTCAGTTGGTCAAAAATACATTCGTATAATCTCATGTGAACATGGTGAATCTCGTTCAGTATGGGGTTTTATTAACAGAAAAGAATGGACTAAATCAAGTGGAATTACCTTTAAAGAAGGTGATATTCTTAAAGCTGCTGGATGGAAAACACCAGCTTTGAATGCACCAAGAGGAAATATTCTCGAAGGTTATGAAATTCCACCAAATTCAATGAGAATTTATGGGCCAGACTACTTAAGGTAGTTTGACTCATAGGTACATATTTTAGTATAATATGTACATAATGAAGGAGAAAGTTATGACAATACAAGAAATCTGTTTAAAACTAAATGAAGAAAACATTAGTAAATTAGCAAAATATACTGGTGCAGAGGGTGTTTCAATGAAGGAATATGCACTTGCACTATTGGGGAATCAGTCATAATGGAAAAAGCACTAATAGTAAATACACAATATTTGGAAAACTATAACTTAGATGGTGGGAACTATTGGAAGTTCAAAGGTGGTCAAGAATATGTTATTTCATTTGGTGTTACTAAAGAGA